CATTTCTATTTATTGAGTCTGATGGTCCGGTGACCGCAAAATCAACAGTACCAACTTGATTAATAACTCCAACACCTACATTTGTAGCCAAACCACCACCAACCCTATATTGGATAAATAATGTTGTATTTGGTCTAACAGTTAAACCTAAACCAATGTTATTTTGGTATTTGTTAATATCTAAAGGTATTCCTGTATTTGTAAAACTTTTTAATTGTTCATTTGGTGTTGTTGTTCCTCCTCCAAATTGTAGTTTCATAAAACCTTCGGGAGTATATTCAGACATAAATCTTTGTTCTGTTTTAATATATTTACCAACCTTAATACCACTACTATCTATTGGTTTTGTGGGATCTTCAACAAATATTGTATCTTCGGCCAAAGCGTCAACTTCATACCATTTATTATTTGTTGCATTTAAAAAATCTTGGAATGTTGGCGTACCTGGATATGATGTTCCGTCTTTTTGAATAACACCTGTAACACCTAAAACATTTCTTTCAGGTAAAAATAAATTAAAAAATGGAACCGCATCTACCGGATTTATAACTTTTTTAAATACTTTAGTAAACCCATTTACAACCACCTCTCTTTTTGTGATAATGTAATTCACTACTTTATTATTAGCATCAAATGTTGGTATCTTAGTTCTATTAATAAACCCTTCTTGATTATACTGTGTTGAAAAGTCTATGTCATATATTGTTTCAAAAGAAGTACCTCCTCCATTAAATTGTGAACCCGCCCTTAAAATTCCCAAATATCTAAAGTCTTCAGAGTCTCCAAGTGGTGGTACCGTTATTGATATATCAACAATAGCAACTGATGGTCTATATCCGGGTATTTTTAAACCATATGTTCTTGCAATATTATAAATTGAGGATCTTTGTTGTGCGTATTGTAAAACCGTTTCTTGAATACTTCTATCAATATGAAAATGTAAATTGTCAGCAACTGCAGCGTTCAAATCCATTAAAACAGAATATACTGAAGCATCATTAAAGTTTTGTATTAGTTCTGGGTAATACTGTTTTGTGTAGTTAATTAAATCCTGCCTTAACCCTTCAAAATCTCTTTCAGTATAATTTATTTTATTATTTGCCATTTTAGATATTTATTATAATAAATTCTCTACTACCAAATGCCTTTGCTTCGTCTGTGTAGTCAATTTTTAGTTTAGCGGTGTATTCACCAGTATTTTGGCCAGGTATTTTAAAAACGCTAGCCTGACCCAATAATTCGTAATTTAAATCACCAGGGGCTTCGTCACTTTCTAAAAAAGGCTCAACAGAAATATTATTAATAGTTAAGTTTGGTATGTACTTTGCAACCTGTTCTTCAATGTCAGTCCTAATACTATCAAATGTTTCTCCGTCTAAAGGTTCAAATATAAATTCATATATTCTTGTTCCAAAATCAGGTAAATAATATCTAGTTCCCTTCCTTGTTAAAATTAAATGTAATAAATTACTTCTTATTTCTTCTGAAGTCTCTTCAGATAAAGACAAATAAAAACCTTTATCGCTTTGTCTAAAAGGAAAATTTATTCCATATGTTGTTCCATCTGCCATATAAAATAAATATAGTATTAATAAATTTCTGTTAAATAATAAATCTTTAATTTATATACGATTACCAATATCACTTAGCGCTTGCCAATGTGATAGACCATCTTTTGTTGAACTAGCACCACTAACAATACCTAAACCTCGATATTGGTTTGGTCCTACGTATACGTTTTTTTTAGGAACACCTGAACTAACGGCGGATTTAACAACACTACTTGTTTTTTTACTAACAGCGTATGGTTCAATTATAAAAACTTTATTTTTATTTGTGTTTTTATTAATTGCAACATCAGAAGCCAAATTACATCCCGCACTAAACATAAAAACATATAATCCAGGATTTTCATCTATTATTTTTTTTACTTCAGATGCACTTGTATTATATCTAACTCCTTTTATTTTTTTTGTCTGACCAAAAGAACTTTTTAATAAATTGACTTGTTGTCCGATAGAATAATCACCTCTTCTAGTGTCTAAACCACCAATTAAGAGAGCGTCGTAATTGTTTTTATTTTTTGATTTTGAAGCACTAATAGTAAACTCTGGTAAATCTTTATTTAATTCATCTTTATTTTTATCGTACAAAGATTTAGTGCTTGATGTTGATGATTTTGGTGGTTCGCTTTTTTTATTATCATTTGTTGGTTTACTGCTATTTTTTTCCGCGTCGTTTGCCGATTTTTTAGCAATATCAGACCCCAATTTTAAAATATCTTCCCAACTCATTTCTTCTAAAAGGACCTTTCTAACTATACTTTGTAGTTTTTTTTCACTTATATATTTTTTTCTCATAATACTATAAATATTAATAAAAAAAAAATCACCGATTTCTCAGTGATTTTTCTTGTATTTTTGTAATACCTCTTTCATGTCTTGGTTCGTATGGACAATGTAAACATCCGTTACCACAACATTTACCACGTTTCATATGGTAATCTTCTGTCATAACCATTCTACCTTGACTATCATAATAAAATTCAGTTGGTTGGAGTTTTGGTCCAAACTCTCTAACGTATTGTTGTTGTATCCAATCTTTTGATGCTCCTACATTCATTTTAATTATTCTTTCTAAGATTATAAAACGCCAACATAACTTGGTATGTTAGCGTTATATCATTTCCCCATTGTACTTTCATGACTTATACAATTTCACAAGCACCACCGGCACATGCTGCCTCACCTCTAAGGTCAGTGTTATCTTGTAACTCAATAACTTTTGTAAGATCAACATCTGTTAATGATTTAACTAATCTTTCAAAGTCTTCTTTTGTACAATCTTCAAAAGGTGCCTGTGTGTAAGTTCCTCCGTTGTATGGTAATACTGAAAGTCCGTTATAAAAGTCTCTATTATTCCACATCCAATCACCAACTAATTCCCACTCATCTTCTTTAATTGAAACGGTTGCCGATACGTTGTGAGTATTTTGTCCGTTTCTATGACCAGGTTTAATCCATTCTTGTGAAACTTTTTTAACTCTCTCTAACATCTGAAATACTGATTCATGTCTAACGATTGAACCTTCAGGTGCTCTTTGTGGAATAGTGATTACCGCAGTGTCGTGTGGTCTAAAGTATTCGTCTTCAATCAATTCAGGGTGGTTAATTGCCAAGTATGAATAGATTGATTCGTTTTTACCAACACGGATTCTTCTTAGGTAATAATCATTATGCCAAGCATGAATACCTGATGATGTTCCCAATACTAAAGATGATGTTCCTGATGGTTTAACTGTTGTTGTTCTTGCAGATTTGTTAATTTTAATTAATGATGCAACTCTTTCGTTTTCTTCTTTAACTGCTTTAGCCGCCTTTTTCATATCATAACCCAATACAACACCTGAACCGATACCCGTCATACCAACACCAATAAGTGCGTCTTTTTCGGTTGTTCTTTTCCAAATGTCTCTTAGGTAATGAAAGTCTGTGTACCCTGCCTGTAATGTTCCAATAAATGATGCCGCTCTAACTCTTTTATCGAAGTCTTCTTGTGATTCAATATCTGATGCATTTACCTCACATAAGTTACAGAATTGGAATGGACGAAGTGCGATTTCACAACATGGGTTAGTTCCCCAATCTTTATCGTTAGATAAATAGATTCCAGGTTCACCTGCTCCTGATAACTCAATACGTTTCCACAAATCCATAAAGAATTCTTTTGTGATTTTGTGACGAAGAAGTACTGCCGAGTTATTTGCTCTACCTCTTTGTGCGTTTTGTTCCCACCAACTTCCTGACTTACAAGAAATCATTTCTTCATCATCTGCCGAGAATAAAGATATAAGTGCAGCTCTTCTAATACCACCAGCAAGTACCGCATCAGCAATATGACACACAATATCATGGGTTTCAATCGGTGATAATCTTTCTCCATCTTTTTTGTTATCCAACACTTTTGTTATGTGGTGGATACAATCTTTTAGTGGTTGAGGTCCTGGTGCTTTACCCCCTGATGTTACAAGGTTTGCTCCTTTGTGTCTGATATCTGAAAAGTCAAATATCGGTGTTGACGATTTGTAACCTAAGTATGATTCCATCAATACTTTAATTGCGTCTGCCCATCCTTCAATAGAGTCACCAATAAGGTAACGTCTTGTTCTTTCAGGGTTTGGTTTTTTTATTTCTGGTAGTTTTTCAACATGGTGTTTTTGAACTGAGTATCCAACTCCCGTTCCACCTAAAAGTAAAAACATTGTTTCAGAAAATGCGTCTACATGGTCAATTGGCATATATGCACAGTTGTAGACTCTGTTTGGTGAAATCTCAATTGGTTTACCACCGAATTGTAATGATCTCATTGATGGTAATACTTTCTTGTCGTATACCATTTTATATACCTCCTCTATCTCATCTTTGATGTGGGGGTACTTACGTTGGTGCATCTCTTTGTTACGTGTTACCAACTCTTCCCAAGTCTCTCTCCTGTTTAATTCAGGTTGAAACTTAGCGTATTTCATAAAGACAGTAATGTCACTTAATATTTTTTGCGAAATATCCATTTTTTACAAATTTAATAATTTATTTTAAGATTCTTGTTGTTCTTTTTGTTTTTTTCTTTCTAACAGTTCCTTAATTCTGTTCCTATTCTTTTCTTCTTTTTGTTCCTCGTGGCCAAGGAATGTTACACTTTGTTCTGTATCTATCTCTAACATACCATTGTCAAACTTACAGTTCTCAAATATAATCCCATCTTTACCGATCCTTGATTTTGTGATTGCGATTGTTGCCAAGTTCATTTCTTTTTGTTGTAATGATTTTGCGACCGTGATAATAACGTGTCCAACTTGAGCCTTTTTAATAGAACCACCCATTTGATCTGTTGTTACAACCTCTGATGATATTGAATTTCTGTTACCTTGTGTTGCCGTCCATCCTGCAATATCCAACTCGTGACACATTGCTTCAAATCCTCGCATTACCGATCCTTCACTCTTCCATTCATCACCTAACATCTTGTCTGGTACTACACAATCAATATAATCTAAAATAATCATATCAACCTTAATCCCTTCGGCAATCATTTTTCTAACCTGATTTTTAATCTGATTCATAGTTACGGTATCAGATGCCAATTTTTTCATAATCAACTTATTTTTTCTTGTTGACTGAATTTCTTTGACTCTTTCAGTAACTTCTTTTCTATTTTCAGAAAGATCGTCGGGGTGTATTCCGGTCCAAAGTGTAAAGTGTTTTCTTTGGATAATTTTTGGGTTGTCCTCAAAGAATATTTGAAGGACATTATACCCTAAGTTAAATGCGTGGTTAGCAATCTTTGTTGTAAACGTGGATTTACCAACACCGGTTGGTGCCAAAATAACACCAATTTCACCTTTAGCAAGACCACCTTTTAATAGGTTGTCAATGCCAGGTACTCCAATCGGAATTGGGTGTCTGTAGTCGTCATCCAATACCTCATCAATATTAAAAAAGACATCTGTCGTACCCTTATCTACCTCCCCAACTTGAAGTGCTCCCCTTACCATTTCTTCTAACTTATCATAACTCTCGAAATCACCTTTATCGATGATTGATTGAGCCTTGGTCATTACTTTTTGGAGTTCTTGTTGTTTACAGAATTTAAGGGACTTTTCTTGAACAAAGATTGAACCTTCGTCTGAGACGTTCTTAACCTGATCTAATGTGTCTAAAACGCTCTTTTGAGCCATCGGTGAACTAATTTCTGACTTAGTCAATTGTTCAAGGGTATCAAATGTCGGTGTATGCTCATATTTTGAATAATATTCTTTGATCATTTGACAAATAATCTTGAAATATTGGTTATCAAAATAATGAGGATCAATAACTTCAATTATGGAATTAGAGAAATCTTTGTAAGTAATTATGTTATTTAGTAATTGAATTTGAAAAGTATTTCCTAAGTATCCGAAGTTCTTTTTGTCTGACATATTGTATAGATTTTTGTTCCTTGTTTTAATAAATATAGTTAAGCGAACGAATAATTAAGGTACTGATAAGATAAATTTTTCTCTGATAAAATGTCAGTTAACTCTCTTAAAATGTTTTTTATGTCTGGTCGTATGTCCAGCGTGTATCTTACCTTTGGCGGGTATAGTTTCGCGTCAATAATTCTATGACAAATTGTCTTGTTCCCGACCTTTAAGATTATGTTAAATATCTCAGGTCCATCTGTGTTTGATGTTTCTAAAATGTTTGGGTCTTCTTCGATTTGGTATCTATTGTCTAACATATATACCATACACTTGTTTCTCAATTTTGTTTGAAGTGACTCAGATAGATACTTAATGTACTCATATAATTCAACTGAATTTTCAGCCTTTTCATGATAACCTTTTACATTAAAGAATCTTTGTACTACAAAATTGTTGTTAAGTGTAATTAGGAACTCAACCTTTGTTACATCATTCTGCTCTTTCATAATTTTACTTTTTTGTTTTAAACTTTGTTTTTTCTTTTCTTGTTAACTTTAAAAATGGTTTTAAAAAATA